TCACCTACTACGCGGCCGAGTACAACGAGCGCGAGGGCGAGGTCATCCGCCCGCTGGTCGGCGACAAGTCCGGCATCCCGCTCGGCCTGGAACTGCAGACCCGCAGCGAGGTCATGCTCCGCCAGGCGTTCTACCTCGACAAGCTGGACCTGCCCCAGCGCGGCCCGGAAATGACCGCCTACGAGGTCGGCCAGCGCGTGCAGCAGTACATCCGCAACGCGCTGCCCCTCTTCGAGCCGGTGGAGGTCGACTACAACGGCGGCCTGTGCGAGCGGACCTTCGAGGTGCTGGCGATGAACGGCGCATTCGGCCCGCCGGACACCTGGCCGGACGCCCTGCGCGGCGAGGACATCGAGTTCAAGTTCGTCAGCCCGCTGCGCGACATGATCGAGAAGCAGAAGGGCCAGATATTCATCGAGGCGGCGCAGCTGGTCACGACCGCTGTTGCGCTGGACCCGTCGTCGGGCTCGGTGTGGGATGCCGGCGTCGCTCTGCGCGGCGCGCTGGAGGGCATCGGCTGCGAGGTGCGCGAGCTTCGCTCCGAAGAGTCGGTGCAGGAGATCAAGGACCAGGCCGAAGCGGCAGCCCAGCAGGAACAGTTGCTCGGCGCGATGGAGCAGGCCGCCGGCATCGCCAAGGACCTGGGCGGCGCGAAGGACCTCGGGGGCATGGTGTGACAGACATCCACGAAATGATGCTCGACGCATTCATCCAGAACAGCGATCAGTTGTTCGGCGGCAAGCTAGGCGGCGGTATGGCGTCAACGTGCACCACGGCCAGCACAGGGCCGGCCTCTCAGACATTCACGCTGGAGGCGCTGAAACGAACCATGCGGCTTCTGGATGAGGCAGAAGTGCACAACCGACAGATGAGCGTCGACCTCTTCCGCGCCGGGTACTTCAACCCGTTCGGTGCACTGCGCGTGGTGGAGTCGCCTCACTGCACGGTGCGCAAACCAGTGCGCCCGCATCGGCGCAAGCGCTGGGACCGCAGCGGCAAGTACCACGCGCGCATCGCGAAGAAGTGGCTCAAGCGCTTCGGCGAGCGGGAGGAGGCGGTGGCGTACATGCTGGACCCGAAGGCCATCGGCCACTCGGGCGGACCGATGTTCCTCCTGCATCCGTCGCACGCGGCGATGCTTCGCAACATGGCATGAGCAAGACCCGCGTCAAGGCCGAGGTCAACCTCGCCGCCCCCTGGACCCCGAACGAGCCGACCCTCCCCGAGATCCACGCCATCAAGGCGCTGGTGCAAGGCAAGGCGAGCGACCACCAGCAAGGCCTGGTCGTCGAGTGGATCGCCCGCGCCACCGGCGTGACCGAGCTCGAGTTCCGCCCTGGCCCCGATGGTGACCGCGCCAGCGCGTTCGCCGGGGGCAAGCGATTCATCGGGCTGCAGTTCTTCCAAACCGCCAAGGCCAACTTGGCGAAACCCACAGCCGCACCTTGAAAGGACAACCGGCATGACTGAAGCAACCGTCGACACCACCACTGCCACCACCGCCGCCGACACCACGACGGCAGCGGCCACAACCACGACCGCGACGACCACGGCAGCCACCACGGCAGCCGACGCCACGACCACCGCCGACACCAACAAGCCGCCGCCCGCCAAGTGGCGCGACGACTGGCGCACCGCGATGGTCGGCGCGCTGCCGGAAACGGCCACGCCGGCCGAGAAGGAATCGCACGGCAAGCTCATGAAGCGGCTGGAGCGGTTCAACAGCCCGGAGGATGTCGCCAAGTCCTGGCGCGCACTCGAGATCAAGATGGCCGCCGGCGAGCTCAAGGCGCCGCTCGCCCAGGACGCCACGCCCGAGCAGATCGCCGCGTACCGCAAGGACAACGGCATCCCCGACACGCCGGACAAGTACGACCTCGGCCTGCCGAAGGGCACGGTGCTTGGCGAGTCCGACAAGAAGGTGGTCGACGCCTGGGTGGCGAAGGTCCATGGCGCCAACGCCTCGCCGGAGGTCGTCAAGGCCGGCACCGCGGCCTACCTCGCGATCCGCGACGAGATGGCGCAGGAAATGGCCGAGGTGAACGAGGCGGCCAAGGAGCACGTCGCCGAGACGCTGATGGCCGAGTGGGGCACCGACTACAAGTCGAACGTCGCCGGCGTCAAATCGCTGCTGGGCCAGGCGGAAACGCCGGTCATGGAGGCGCTGATGTCCGCCCGCGGCGCCGACGGCATCGCGCTGATGAACAAGCCCGAGGTGGTGAAGTGGTTCGCCGGCCACGCCCGCGAGCTTGGCTTCGTCGGCGCGACCGTGGTCCCGCAAGGCGGCGACTTGGGCAAGAGCATCGACGACGAGATCAAGTCAATCGAGGACTCGATGTTCAACAAGGACGGCACGCGCAACTCGGCCTACTGGGGCTCGGACAAGGCGCAGACGCGCTACAGCCAGCTGCTGCAGACCCGCGAGCGCCGCGGCAAGGAGAAGTGATCTCTCCCCCTACCGCACCCAGTCGAATAGCCGATCACTATCAATAGAATTTCGACCATAGCTGCAAGGCTACATCTCTGCATCGGCCCCGACTGGGGCGTGTAGGCGGCCCGCAAGGCAACCCGCTGAAAGCCACGACGGACAACCCGTGAGCACGAGGACCAACCCTCAATCTCATAGGAGCCCATCGTGGCAGAAACCGCAAACCAGACTCTCTACCGGCAGGAACTGATCAAGACCTTCGAGCGCCGCCACGCGAAGCTCGAGCCCCGCTGCACCACCGAAGGCATCGCCTCGGGCGGCTCCTTCGTCTTCCTCGTCAACGGCTCCGGCGGCGCTTCCGCGGTGACCCGTGGCGTAAACGGCCGCATCCCGGGTCGCGCGAACAGCGACACGCAGCTGACCTGCACGATGGAAGAGTGGCACGACAAGCCGCAGGCCACGCGCTTCAACATCTTCGCCGGACAGGCGGGTGCGAAGCGTCGCGGCGCGATGCAGGAAGAGTCCATCGGCGTGCTGAACCGCAAGGCCGACGACCTCGTGATCGACGCGCTGGAAGCGGGCACCCAGTACGCCGGCCTGACCGCCGACACGCTGAGCGTGGACAAGGCCATGCACGCGATCGCCATCGTGCTGACCGCGGAGGTCGAGCTGTCGTTCAACGACGTGACCGGCCTGATCACGCCGGCGGGCCTCGCCTACCTGATGCAGACCAAGGAGATCACCTCCAAGGACTACGTCGAGATGGGTCCGCTGCCGGGTCTGCCGACCATGTTCCGCTGGGCCGGCATCACCTGGATGGTGCACACCGCACTTCCGGGCGCCGGCACCGCGGACGAGCGCCTGTTCGTGTTCCACCGCAACGCCATCGGCCTGGCCCGTGACCGCGACGCGATGAACATCTCGGCTGGCTACAACGACGAGGACGACTACTACTACGCGCGTGCGTCGATGTTCATGGGCGCCAAGCTCCTGCAGAACACCGGCGTCTGCTCGATCCGCCACAACGGCAGCGCCTACGCGGCGACTGCTTGAACCTGAACCAAGCCAAGGAGAAACGACATGGCCTACAGCACTTCGAGCCCGCCGCGGCTCATCCTGGGCAGCATCGGCGCGACCGGCATCCAGCTCTGGGACTACCGGAGCGAGGACGCCGCCGCGGTGGTCGACGCTGCGAACTACATCACCAACGGCGGCTCGCTCGGCATGCGCGTCGGCGACCTGGTCTACGTGACCGACACCAACGCTTCGCCGGTGATCGTCACGGTGCACCAGGTGTCGGCGACCGGCGACGGCACGACCGACCTGAACGACCTGACCACGATCACGCAGACCGACAGCGACTGATTCCCGCGAAGGCGAGCAGTTGCCTTCTCTCCCGCGCCCGCTCGCCGCTCAACGGTGGCGGGCGCTTTTTGCATAGGAGCCAACCATGGCAGAAGTCAAGGCACCGGCGCTCAGCCCGGCCCTCATCCAGCAAGCCGAGTTCAAGCGCAACATCTGGTCCGTCACCGTGCCGCCGGGCATCTCGCTGGGCAGCGTGCTGGCCCCCGAGTTCTGGGCGCACTGCGCGAAGTCGCTCAAGGCCTACGACCGCCTGGAGTGTCGCGCGCAGGACAACAGCTGGTACGCCGACCTGATGGTGCGCAAGGTCGAGCAGACCGCCGTTCACATGTGGGCGCTGAACTACGCCGACCTGAACGCGCAGGCCGCCACCGCCGAGTCGGTCGGCGAGTTCGTCGTGAGCTTCGCGCCCAAGCAGAAATGGCGTGTCGTGCGTGCCTCCGACAAGGAGGTCATCCACCAGGGCGAGGCGAACAAGGCCGACGCCGAGGCGTGGCTGGCCGATCACCTGAAGACGACCGCCTGACGCCATGGCCGCGAGCAAGCTGACCCTCTTCAACGGCGCGCTGGCCCTGCTGAAGGAGCGCCCGCTTGCCTCGCTGTCCGAGAACCGCGAGCCGCGGCGCGCCCTTGATTCCGCCTGGGACCGCGGCGCCGTCAAGGCCTGCCTGGAAGACGGCCAGTGGAAGCACGCGGCCCGCACGGTGATGCTCGACGCCTCGGTCAGCATCACCCCCGACTTCGGCTACCAGTACGGCTTCGACAAGCCCGACGACTTCGTGCGGCTCATGGGCATCTGGTCCGACGAGATGCTGTCCCAGCCCTTCAGCGACTACCGCGAAGAGGCGGGCTTCTGGTATGGCTCGCTCGAGACGATGTACGTCAAGTACGTCAGCGACCACGCCAGCTACGGGATGGACCTGTCGCTGTGGCCGCAGTCCTTCGTGGAACTGGTCGAAGCCGAGCTCGCCGCCAAGGTGGCCGGGCCGATGACCGACGCGGGCAAGGAGATGCTGCAGCTGCGCGCCGAGCGGCTGACTCGCGCGCTGTCGCGTGATGCGATGGTCGACCCGACGAAGCACCCGCCGGCCGGAAGCTGGGTGACTGCGCGTCGCGGCGGCGTGCCGCGCAAAGAAGGCCGGTGGACGACGTGAGCGCACAGGAGCTGCTCGCGTTCAACCGTGGAATTCAATCCCGGTACGGCCTCGCTCGCCTGGACCTGAAGCGCACCGCCATGTCGGCGGAGATCCAGAACAACTGGATGCCGAGCAAGCTGGGCTCGATGATGCTGCGCCCGGGGCTTGGCTACACCGGCGCCCACGCGGCCAAGCCCAAGACCATCCCGTTTCTGTTCGCGGCCGACGACTTCGCCGACATCGAGATGACCGCCGCCTTGCTGCGCATCTGGGTCGACGACGCACTCGTCACCCGCCCGACGGTGGCTGCTGCCATCACGAACGGCACCTTCGCTGCCGGCATCGCCAGCTGGACCGACCAGGACGAGGCAGGCGCCACCTCCGGCTGGGATCTGGGCGGCTACCTCGCGCTGGCCGGCGACGGCACGAATCACGCCATCCGCCAGCAGCAGGTCACCTACAGCGCGGCCGACGCCGGCAAGGACCACGCGATCCGGGTCGTCGTGGCGGTGGGCCCGGTGACCATGCGCGTGGGTTCGGCGTCGCTCGGGTCGCAATTCCTCGCCGACACCGTGCTCGGCACCGGAACCCACAGCATCGTCATCCGACCGAACGCCAACTTCTTCATCCAGTTCCGCAGCCGGCTGCAGCGCACGGTGCTGGTCGACACCGTGTCGATCGAGTCGAATGCGGTCCTGTCGCTGCCGACGCCCTACGCGGAAGCCGACCTCGCCAATCTGCGCTGGGACCAGTCGGGCGACGTCGTCTACCTGGCGTGCGTGGGCTACCAGCAGCGCAAGATCGAGCGGCGCTCGAACGGATCGTGGTCGATCGTGCTGTACCAGCCCGAGGACGGCCCGTTTCGTGTCGAGAACGTCACGCCGACGACGATTGCCGCCTCGGCCCTGACCGGCAGCGCCATCACGCTGACCGCCAGCGCGTCGCTGTGGCGCGAGGGGCACGTCGGCGCGCTGTTCAGCATCACGTCGGTGGGGCAGCGGGTCGAGACGAGCTTCAGCGCCGAGAACACCTTCTCCGACCCGATCCGGGTGACCGGGGTGGGCGTGTCGCGCAGCTTCGCGATCCTGATCTCCGGCACGTTCACCGCGACTGTCACCCTGCAGCGCAGCGTGGGCGAGCTGGGCTCCTGGGAGGACGTGACGACGTACACGGCGGGGACCAGCACCAGTTACAACGACGCGCTCGACAACCAGATCATCTACTTCCGCCTGGGCGTGAAGACTGGCGACTTCACCTCCGGCTCGGCGGTGACGGTGCTGAACTACTCGGCCGGCTCCATCACCGGGGTGGCGCGCCTCACCGTCGTGTCATCGGACCTGCTGGCGACGGCCGATGTCATCACTGCGCTGGGCGGCACCGTGGCTTCGGACGTGTGGGCCGAGGGCCAGTGGTCGGACCACCGGGGTTGGCCGTCGTCGGTTGCCCTGCACGACGGGCGCCTGTGGTGGGCCGGCAAGGACCGCTTCAACGGCTCGGTCAGCGATGGCTTCGAGTCGCACGACCCGGAGTTCGAGGGCGACGCCGGCCCGATCTCGCGCAGCATCGGCTCGGGTCCGGTCGACACGACCAGCTGGCTGTTGAGCCTGAATCGCCTGTTCGCCGGCACCGACGGCTCCATCATCGAGTGCAAGTCGACCAGCCTGGACGAGCCGCTGACGCCGACCAACTTCACCCCGAAGCGTCCGGTCACCCGGGGCTGCGCGCGCGTGGCCGCGGTCAAGGTCGACGACACCGCGATCATCGTCGAGCGCAGCGGGCGCCGCGTGCACGAGGTGTCCTACAGCTTCGAGAATGGCGGCGCCTCGCTGTCGGACCTGACCCTGCTGGCGCCCGAGGTCTGTGCGGCCGGCATCGTCGCCATGGCGGTGCAGCGCGAGCCCGATACCCGGCTGCATTGCGTGCTGGCCGACGGCACCGTGGGCGTGCTGGTGTTCGACCGCGCCGAGAACCTGTTGTGCTGGGTGACCGTGGAAACCGATGGCGACGTGGTCGACGCCTGGGTGCAGCCCGGCACCGACGAGGACGCCGTCTACTACTCGGTCAAGCGCACGATCGGCGGCGCGACGGTCTACTACCGCGAGAAGTGGGCGCTGGAGAGCGAAGCCCGCGGCGCGGCGGTCACCAAGCTCGGCGACTCGTTCATCTACTCGTCGCACGCGGCCAACATCATCTCCGGGCTGGACCACCTCGAAGGCGAGACGGTCGTCGCCTGGGGCGGCGGCAAGGATCTCGGGTCGTTCGTCGTCAGCGGCGGCAGCATCACGCTACACGCGAGCACGACCTACACCAACCGCTGCGCCGGCCTGGGCTACGAGGCGCGCTTCAAGAGCTCGAAGCTGGCCTACATGGCGCCCAAGGGCAAGTCCGCCCTCGGCGCACGCAGCCGCGTCGACCGTGTCGGCGTGGTGCTGGCCGACACCCACTACCAGGGGCTGGAGTACGGCCCCGACTTCGACCACATGGACCCGCTGCCGCTCATGGAGGAGTACGCGGAGACGGCAGCCGACACGGTGCACGAGGACTTCGCCGGCCCGCTGATCGAGTTCCCGGGCGAGTGGACGACCGACGCCCGCCTGTGCCTGAAAGCCACCGCACCGCGGCCGTGCACCGTGCTGGCCGCCGTCGTCGACATGGTCACCAACGCCAAATGAGCGCCATGAAGATCCGCCACGCCACCGAGAACGACCTGCGCCAGCTGTTCGGCGGCACCGTGCCGACGACCATGCGCGCCGTCGTGGTCGAGAACGAGGCCGGCCGCCTGGTCGGCATTGGCGGTGTCGCGCGTCAGGAGGACCACTTGCAGGCTTTCTCGCGCGTCGAGCCGGAGTTGCGATCGCACAAGGTCACGATGGGCCGCGTCGCCGTGATGGTGAGCCGGATCATCGACGAGCTCGGCTGCGTCTGGGCGGTGTGCAGCCCCGACGAGCCGACCGCCCCCGGGATGCTGGAGTGGGCCGGCTTCAAGCACGCCCAGGACGGCGTGTGGGTCAAGAAGAAGGGAGGCGCGTGATGCAATTTGCTCCCCTGGCTCTGATGGCCGTCAGCACCGTGCTCGGCGCGGTGGGCCAGCGCAAGCAAGCCAAGGACGAACAGCGCGCGAACGAGTTCCAGGCGGCTCAGTTCGACCAGAACGCCGGCCAGGCGCGCGCCTCCGCGC